TTAGCAACTGTACCTGGTGTGATTACAGATGTAATATCTGCTCCGATTGTATCATCAGCTTGTGTCTCTGATGCGTTAGCCTCAGGACCTGCAATAGAAACTAACAACTCTGACTTAGTACGTGTCTTACCATGACAGTCAGTATATGTGTAGAAACTATGCCAACCTGGTGAACCAACACCTCTAGCTTTGTTTTCAGCTAGTTGTGCTTCAGTGTCATCAATGAAGACGATTGTTTTTGTGTTTGAACTTGCAGCTACACCAATACCCGCTTTGGTTTTATTGGCGTTACTGTCGTCCTTACCATAAAGCGACATGGCAATCTCCGATTTAATATTTGTCTATAGTATATTTATTCAAGTAATGCTTTCTCTAAAGCAGCTACGAGTTGATCATCCACTTTGTTACCTGATTTGGCAGCAGCTTTTTTAAGGATGCCGATAACAAACTTCTTAAGTGTCTCTTCTAGATCCTCAGGGATCTTATCTACCGCTTTGTTTATTACATTGATTGCGATAGGTAGTAGGAATTTAGTCATGATTAAATTGCAATTGTTACATTATATAGCCAGTTCTTCTTCCCATTTCTCTATAAATATACCCCTCTCCTCTAGTTGGGACAGTGCATAGTCCATAATCACCACTATTCTGTCGTGAGTTCCGTTATGCTGAGCCCAATGTTTATCATGATCATGGAATGCAAAGAGTTCTCCCACCTTCCATGTTCTCTTACGTCCACGCACAGATAACCATGCACCTTCATCTTCTATTATAGGGTAATGTAAACGTAATGAATCTATGTCACCAGAATGAGGATTGATCTTTGTGCCAGGTGACAACTTGCTTATGGTACATGACTTAAGTAACATACCATCTACGTCTTCTCGTATAGCATTATAGAATGTAGGACATAGTGACTGCATACTCTCAGTGAGCTTAGGTAATACTTCTTGTACTTTTTCTACTGTAGTATTAAATAACTCAACGAATGATACCATCTCGCTGAGTTCAAAGTCTTCTTCAGTTGCTGTAGTGCCTACAGGATTGAGTGGCATAGGTATCACTGTCCATGATCCATCCCATAGTTGTACTCTACCTAAGTTTCTATCCTCTACCCACTGATCCAATACCCACTCAGAAAGTATAGGTTGATTGACCTCTACAAACTTAATAATTTCTGGAATAATTTTTTGATATTGATTTTTGAGATTATAAAATGAGGATAGATCAGAGATCACATCCTCTTGCCAAATTTTTCTCATGTATTAATATTCTTTTGAACAGGCTTTCATCCCGTGTACTGGACAGTCTACACCTTTCTTGCTGTGATTGCAAGCTTCTTCATTCTTTTCTTTAGGAACCTTCTTCATCTTTTGATTGCCTTGTTTCTGACCATCAGGATCCTCCAGTGTAGGCATTACCTCCACTGGTCCGACTACTTTTTTTCAGCAATCGCTCTCCACTCAGAGAACTCTTTAACACAGTTTGGTACTGACTTACCACCCTTCATCTTAGTTCCCTTCGCTTTGTATCCCTTCCAACAACTAGGTTTCTTAGGATCTCTACCTATGTTCTTACGTGCTGTTGCTAGTGATGCTTCCTCTACTGTCTCCTCCTTCTTCATCGCCTTCTTACCCATCGCTTTCTTGATGGCTTTATCTCTAGATCCAAAGTACTCGTCCTTACCAGACTCTACCTTGCCATCTCCATCATAATCTTTCTTTGCTTTCTTACCTTCTTCAATCTTTTCATCTTCATGCTCAATGACTTTACCATCAGCATCTTTCTGATGATGTTCATTCTTAATAGCAGGTTCTACAAGTGGACTCTCATCTACTGGTAGTTCTGATCCTATTTCATCCTGATGTCTTTCAGGTCTAGCAGCATGTTCATGCATACCTTCCTTAGTGATTGCCATGTCTGCAACAGGAACATCTTTTTCTAGTCCATGCTCAAACATAACATCGTAGTGTGTTACAGTTCCATCTTCATGTAAAGTATGCTCTCCTTTTAGACAGTTACCTGCACCCCACTCTGGATGTTCTACCTTAGTAGCACATGAATGCTTTACCTTTTTGATGGTTGGTTTACCCTCTTCACCTTTTGGTTCTGCAAGTTTCATACCAGGTGCGTCACCGCCACCAACTCCGTCAGCACCAAGACCTTTTACGTCTGTGTTACCGATCTTTGCAGAGTAATCGTATCTCCATGTTTCTTCGATACTTTTAAACTTAACGTTTAAACTTGTTTCAGCAGCAATTTGTGCTAATGTTTTTTGTTCGTGATGGCTCATCTTATCTTTTGTAGGATCTGTTGGAATTGTTTGCTTAACTGCAACTGTTCCTGAAGGTTTCTGCACCTTCTGACCAGGCGTTAGCGACATAACATACTCACGATATGCATCAGTTCCAGTTTCAAAAACTTCTTTAATGTTTGTTATCCAAGTGCGGAAGGTTGTTTCTTCAGCAGTAAGACACAACACATAGTTAGGTCCTCGACGTAAAATCTTTCCAACTTGACCAGCTTCAGTCAATACCCACTCACCTTGTTTGTAGACTTCGTTCTTATAGAACTTATCTTTAGTGATGTTTGCCTCCGCAGCCTGTGTTTTTTTATTAAACTCAGAGAAAGATTTCATTAATATATGTAGACATATCAAGTTTATTTATAAGCCCATACCTTCTCTAACCTTTGCCATAAGCTCTAGTTTCTCAGTGGGAGACATGGTATCTGGTATTCCACTCATAAATTCTGTTGATTTTATATCTTTTGCAGCTTGTCTCATCTTACTTGCAGACATTCCACTAGCACCTTCCGCGTCTGGATCTCTATCACCTGCAGACACAACTTTAATACTTCTAAATGAATATTCATCTGTCCTATTATATTTTTCTAGTAGACCAGTGAAGTCAGCTACCCTATCAGAACCTACTACCATCACAATATCAGTGTAATTTTTCATCATCAAATGCTGTGCAACTTTAATAATAGTATTGCAACATGCTTTATCATCTATGTGGTCTGCAGCCCAAGGAAACATCTTCTTCATGGTTGCAGTTTTATATTCATAAGGTAGTGGATCCTTAGGTTTCTTATGCGTTTGTGAAGGTACGATGTACCAGTCAGCAGAGCCTGCTTCCTTCTGCACTGACTGTATAAGTTTCTCATGTCCTATGGTAGGAGGATTAAATCTACCAAATGTAAAGTAACACGTGCTCATTTACTATCTCCTGCTACCCAGTTCTTTTCTACGTTGAAGTTTGCAACTGAGAATGTCAAACGATCAACTAACTTGACTGCACCTTTGCCTTCTTGTATAGCAACATATCCCTCAGGTGCTGTAATCTTATATCCATTCTCTGTTCTTAGATATGTGCCAAACCTTTCACCCTTTTCTAGTTTGCGGATGAACATCTCCTTTGCCAACTGAAGGTTTTTGTATAGATCAATAGTATTAATCAGATCTTTCTTATGTTTTTCTATAAGATCTAGACCATCATACATCTTTGTAAGTTTACCTGCCTTACCTTTAGCTGACTTTAATTTATCTGCAGCCTTCTTACACTCCGCTTCAAAGTATTCTTTAAATTCTTTAAGCACTATGCTAGAACCTCCCATCTTCTGACCTCTTCTAACATACTGGTTAAAGAATATCTTTAGTCTAATACCAACAGATAACTGATCCTTACCTGCATTATGCTCTGCCATAGTATCTAAGAAAGTACCTGCAACAAGCTTAGAACTTTTAGTCCTTACAGATGTCATTGTTTCTATCTCAGATTTGTTTAATAATATATCATTACCAAGTTGCTCTGTCTCAGCACTCAACACTAACACATTCTTACTGTTATTTAATTTAGATACATCGTAACCAAACTTAGCACTCAAACCTTGTATACTATCACCGTGATAACTGGTATGAAATACTATTCCAAGTTTTGCGTTCAATGCCTTATCATATAAGTCATCCTCTGAAGGTATACAATAGGTAATAGTGTTAGGTTGAAATATAAGACAGTCTCTTCCATTAATTTTCTTCTTCTCTTTATCATCAGTAAACAGTAAGTCACCTTGTGCTACACCTTTTATACCAAGCTCAGGTAGATATGTTAAACAGTCTTTAAGTTTACTTGCAAGACCAGGTGAACCACCATGATTATAATCTACATCCTTATGTGTAAAATTTATCTTAGCGTCTTTGTTGAAGATAGATTTACTACCAACAAAAAATCTCTCAGAGCCAGGATACATTCCACAAAATACAGCAGGTGCACCGTCCCATTTAGTAGTAATTTTTAGATTGTTGTTACCACCTGCACTGAAAGTCTTAGCAAGTTCATCCAAGAACATAAAAGCATCCTTAGCACCCCCTTCTCCATCAAGGAGGATGCTATCTTCTAAGTGTTCTAGGTGTGTGTTCTTACTCATTAGAATATCTTAGCAAAAACTCCATACTTTTTACCTTCTTTCTTGGCAATGAATACCATATCAGTTCCAAAGGTACCTCTATCCTCATTACTGAGAGACAAGTACTCAGACAACCATTTTATTTGCTGACATTTTGCATTAGCAACAAAAGGTTTAGTACCAAATACAAACAGTAAATTATCATAGGCTGTTTGTACATCATCTACATCAATATCTACCTTGTTTCTGTGCAATACTTCTATCAATTCCTTCCAATTACCACCCTTGTTATCTAAAAATTCCTTTGCGTTCTGTGGGTAAGATATATTATCTTTTTTAAATTTTAAGTTATAGTCTTTTAGTAATGCTTCTACCAATTCAACAGTTGCTTTACCTAATCTAGCAGCAGTAGAACCAGATGAAGTAGGTTCATATTTTAGATTAGACATACTTGTACTATTGTTAGCCTTAATCTGAAAATTATATGTGTTACTACCATCTTTAATGTATAACCTTGTGTCTTGAGTAGATAAAGTTATGGTTCCTTCCTTGTCTTTCTTCTGACCTAACTTACATTCAGCACCATCAAAATCAAAATGTAATTGATCTAGTTTTTGGAAGAACTCACTCTTGTCATTAACAAATTGTATCCTAGCATCTTGACCTGCAGCTACCTTTTTGAGAGAAATACCGAACACTTGTCTAGCCTTGAATAACATTCTCATTATAGCATTTAATTCGAGAACTGTCTTGGCAGGTGAACGTCCTCTTCTACCAGATTTTACAGCATCTTCTATCAATTTTGTCCACTTACTTTCATCTTGTATCAACCAGATGTCAGCAGGGTTCCAGTTATCTTTACCACTAATACCATACTCAGTCTTAACTAGGTTGCTAATAAATTCCATGAACCCACCTTCACGATTAAACTCTGTAAAGTTGGGTCTACCTATCTTTGCAATCAATGTCTTCTGTTGTTTATAAAAATTATTAATCCACTCGTCATCAACATCATTTACATCACCTATATCTTTCCATATTTTTTTGATACCATCCATGGTTTCCTTGTCAGATTTAAGTGCAAGTATGTTACCCCATGATTTATCATCTTTTATGGCTCTCTTAAATACAAATGCACTACCAAGTTCTTGCATCCTAGTCATGGTTGCTTCACTAATAGACTTACCACCAGACGTAGTAAGTTTACCTGTCTGTTGAAACTTAACAACCTGAGTGCCTACAAACAGACGTATAAAATCACCCTCTTTATACCACTTTGCACCACCCTTTTTACTCTGTGTTATATAACTTCCTCTATACCTTCTAATTAATTTATCAATAGCAGACCTACTTGTCTTGATAACAATAAGTTTTTCCATTGGTGCAGTACCAAATGTATCTCTACCGTTCCAAGGACCATCTTTATCTGTAGGATTGTGTCTCCATACTGCATCTTGACCAGCAACATCCATGATCATCTCCATCTCTTCACGGACGGGACGACCACGTATAGCTCTTAACAGATCTTTTCTATCAATATTTTGGTATGACATGCATAACTAGAACCTCTTCCAATATTTAGGAGAAAGTAACCCACTTTCTGTGTCAGTCCTATGCTTTAGGGTTAAAATAATATCGCCCGCAAGACTAATCCGTCTATGTTTTCTAGGCTCAGCAGTAGTACCATGTTCAAGAGAGCCAGGAAACATAACCAAATGCTCAGATTTAGGGGTGATGGCATATCCGTCTCCGTTGTTGTACTTATGTTCTTGAATAAATTTAAAGGCATCTCCGAACCATTCATTAGGGTTTCTTTTATGTAGAACTAAAGGATCGCCAGGTGTCTGTATGTAATATACCCATGATATATGTGAACAAGAGTGGTAGTGCATTGGAAATGACTGACCAGGATCACAGATAGTAAACCATGTCTTTACAAAATTTACCTCAAATGTATTTTTATCCACTGCAAAGTGATCTAGATATTCCACTACAGATTTTTTAATTTCTCTGAAGAAGGATGTTAGTCTAGTGTCCTGATGTATCAGAACTTTACCATTCAATTCACCTGTTATCTTACCAGTAGAATTGTCAAACTTTCCATCATCAAAACTCTGATAAAGTTTTGACAAATAACCAGGTATTTTCTTCTCATATATTATGAGAGGGAATGCCTGATGAAAATTAGAGGTCGTCTTCTGCACGAACCTCTGAGTAGTTTATATCAAACTTACCGCCAGGATATCTTTTCTCTAATTTTTTAATATTACCTTCAATTACCTCATCAAAAGGAACATCTAATGCCATACATGCTTGTGCTACGTACCACATAACGTCACCCAACTCAATAATAAGATGCTTTCTATTATGCTCGTCCCAAGGCTTACCTTGGAAGACCATCTTCTTAACGATCTCCAAGAACTCTCCAGACTCAGCAGCAAGCCCAACGCCAGCAGTGGTAAGGCGTTCAATATTGGCACCTTTTCGGTCAAGTTCAACCAGACGATCAGCAAGATAGACAAAATCTTTAGAACTATCGCTTGTGACAGCATCCACGAAATGAGTGTACTTATCAAAATCTACAGACATACTTTTATACTTTTAATTTAGCAAACTTTTTAGACAAATCTTCTTTCACAGTCTCTACTTCAATGTCCTGATTAGAATCACTAAGGTTAGCCTGTGCAGCCTGCTCTACATCATACAGCCTCATCTTCGATCTGTCAATACCCACCACGAAACGTTTGTTAATAGTAGGATCATTGTATCTATTCTTTAACTGTTTAACCATTATTTGATTAATTTGTTCTAACTCTTCGGTAGAGATAAGAGCAAACATAAGGTCAGCAGTAGCAGGTAAACCAAAGGACTCACTGGTATCGGT